GTATTTCTACCTTGCTCAAATTCTTCCGCGATGGTTTTTCAAGCGGTATTTTGAAAATGCAAGGTGCGCAGCTGTCCGGAGAAGCAAGGAAAGCGGTGCGTAAGGAATTTGAAGTTTCTCGCGAAGGGGCAACAGGAGGCAGTCCCATCGTAATGGATTCGACGATGGATTATACGCCACTTGAGATTGATACAAATGTTTTGTCTTTGATCAATTCAAACAACTATTCTACTGCTCAAATTGCGAAGTGTTTAAGGGTTCCGGCGCACAAATTAGCAATCACAAATCCGAATCAGTCCGTCAAGCAATTAAATGACGACTATATTTTAAACGATCTGCCGTATTACTTTAACGCGATCACTTCTGAGTTTCAGTTGAAACTTTTGGATCAATCAGAGCGTAAGAAATTTGTCCTTAGTTTTGATACCAAGTCCGTTACTGGATTGATGCCAGAGGACGTGATGAGATTGTACAATGGCGGCTTAGTGACAGGTGATCAGGCGCTTAATTTGATGGGAATATCTGCAAGTGGTGATCCCGACATGCAACGACGCAAATTTAGTTTGAACTATGTTTGGTCTGATTTAGCTGAAAAATATCAAATAGATCAGCAGAATAGACGAAAACGAAAGGGGGAAGATGATGACGAACAAAGCGGAGATCCGCCAACGGACAACGAAATTGGAATTGAGAAAATTGGAGAATGATGTCGAAGTGATCGAAGGCTATGCACTAAAATTCGATCGATGGTCTGATACGCTAGGCTGGTATTATCCTTTTCGTGAAAAGTTAGAGCGAGGCTGCTTAGATGAGGCCGATACAAGCAATGTTGTTGCATTGTTTAATCATAATCAGTCGCAAATCTTAGGGCGAACAGGGGCGAATCTTGACCTGGAAGTCGATAATATCGGGTTAAAATTCCGAATCAAACCGACAAATACGACTTTATCAAAAGATTTGCTCGAAAATATCCGTGCTGGTGTGATCAATCAATGTTCTTTTGCCTTTAGCATTCCTGATGAAGAAGATGCTGAGGAATGGAGAGAAAATAAAGAAACTGGTATCTATGAGCGATTGATCAATAAAATCGATCGACTTTACGATGTATCAGTAGTGACTACGCCAGCCTATCCGGACACAGAGGCAGTCGTTGGAGCAAGGAGCAAGCAAATTGTCGAAGAGTTGCGCAATCATCCGCAAAAGCGGGAAGCGGAACGAATGTTGATCGATTTAGACAAGGAAGAATTGTTGAATACTTTATAAATTCTAGTCACTCATTTTTGAGGTGGCTATTTTTTATACCAAAAAATAGGAGGATAACAAATGTTTGAAGAAAAAATCAAAGAATTGCGTGAAAAGATCGCTGCCAAAGAGGCGGTGGGTAAACAGTTAGCAACAGAAATCCGCTCGCTTCTACAAGATGATACCGGAGAAGAAAACATCAAAGAAGCAAAAGCAAAAAAAGCGGAACGCGATGCTGCACAAGCAGAACTCGTAGAACTGCGGGAAACTTTGGCACTTTATGAAGATCAGAAAGAGGGCAATTCTAAGCCAGTTGAGGGGCGGATGCAAGGCACCTCTCAAGATCAGGAATATCGAGATGCATTAAATGCATTTATCCGATCAAAAGGGGCAGAAACAGAAGGTCTTATCATGGTTGGAAAGGATGAAGCGTTAGTTCCCGAGAAGTTTTGGCGTGCGATCGACCCCGCCACTGATGGAATCATTAAAGATGACACACAAAAGGTGACCTCAGAAGAAATTTCTTATACTCCTGTACGAGAAATTAATACGGTCGTTAACTTAAAGCTTCTAGCTCGCATTCATAAAGCTAAAAAAGGCTCTGGAAAATATCCAATCTTAAAACGTGCAACTACACGTATGTACTCCGTTGGAGAGCTTGAAAAAAACCCTGCATTAGCAAAACCAGAGTTTGGCAGTGTTGATTGGGAAATCGTTACGTATCGCGGCGCCATTCCACTATCTCAAGAGTCAATCGATGATGCCGATGTTGATTTGGTCAATCTAGTCGCTGAAAATAACGCAGAAATCTCATTAAACACTACCAATTATGCTATGAGTGAGACGTTTAAAAAATTTCCAAAGAAAACTATTCATGGGTTGGATGACATTAAAACGATCTACAATGTTGATTTAGATCCGGCTTATGTTAAAACGATTGTTGCTTCTCAGTCGTTCTACAATTTTTTAGATACGGTGAAAGATGGCAACGGAAGATACATGCTGCAAGATAGCATTATTTCACCTTCAGGCAAGTCTTTTGGCGGCTATCCAATTTTTGTTATTGGTGATGATTTATTAGGAGAAGCAGGGGAAGCGAATGCATTCTTAGGAGATGTTAAGCGAGGTATCTTGTTTGCAGATCGGAAACGATTAAGTGTCCGTTGGGTGGAACACGACCTTTATGGTCAATATCTACAAGCGGTCTTACGTTTTGACGTTCAAATCGCGGATGAAAAAGCTGGTTACTTTTTAACTTATGAAACGCCTGAAATTTCTGGAGGTACAGAATAATGAAAATTCGTGTGAGAAATACAATCAAGTTAGATATCGAGGACAAAGTGAAGACCTATGGCCCTTCCCGAACGGTTTATAAAATCGATGACAAAGTTGCGAAAGAAAAGAATTACAGCAAACGATTCAAAAAATATCCTGAACACATTGAAATTGTGGAGGATATTGTTGAGGAGGTCGTGGTCGTTGATATGACCCCGCCTCCGGATCCAAAAGAAGAAGAGAAAGAACAAGAAACAGTATTGGAAGATTCAAAAGAAGATTCTTCGGCTGACAAACCAAAGAAAAAGAAAGCAGCGCCAAAGAAAAAAAAGAAAGATGAAGAATAGTACAAGCTACTCTTCTCTTTTGAAAGACAAAGAATTTGAGCAAATCAAAAACTATCTGAAAGTGGATCATCACTACGAAGATGAGCTGATCAAGGAATTCCTAGATGCGGTGGCGTTGCAAGTCATGGATGCGATCAGCTCAAAGCTTTCTTTGTGTGACTTTTGGTGTGATCCTCGCTTTCACTTAGCAGTCAAAAAGCAAGCAAAAGAAGAGTACGAGCATCGAGGCGTATCGGCTGATACATTTCGTCACGAAATGGCGAATGGTGTCGTAAACATTATTCACCAGCTACGAGCAAAGGGAGTGATGGAGGATGTTCACTCGTAACTTGAATGAGCGAATCTTTTTCATTGAATACAAAAAAGAAAAGGACCAAAACGGCGATCTTATCAAAAAAGAGAAAGAGCGCTTTTTTTGTTGGGCAGAAGTAGCGAAAGCAACGACAAAAGAATTCCGCAATCGATCGACGGACAAGATCGATGAACTGAAAAAAAGACGCAACAAGCGAACTTTTTATATTCGTTTTCGCAAAGAAATCGAAGACGAAAAGTATATCAAGTGGCGTGATCGTGTGTATCGAATCATTGATATAGAAGAGGATTGGCAATCGAAAGATATGCTGATGATCACGGTGGAGGTGGTTAAGTAATGCCGGAAGGACTAGACGAGATCCTGGCCAACACCCACAAGTTGCAGGTCCAAAATAAGCGGGTTGCACGGGAAGCTGTCACAGAAGTTGCGGACAAGACAGCACAAATTTTAGAAGTCAATACGCCTGTTGACGGCGGCGAGATGCAAGGGGATGTGGCAACTAGCGGTTTTAAGGGTGGAGCGCAAGGTCAAATCGAGAAAGACATTGGTTACGGCAAAAGAGCTGGCTGGCGGGTCAAGTATCCGGATACTGGCACAGTTTATCAAGCGGCACAGAATTTTAAAGAGCAAACGATCGCGCAAGCTACACCAGTCGCGCAACAAATTTATGCAGATAAGATCAAAGAAGGGTTGAAGCTATGAATATTGAAACGAGAGTGTATCAACTTTTAAGCGGATCGTCTGGTTTAATACAGCTTCTGGAAAATTTGCGTTTAGAGCCTTTTGAGGATGGAGAAAACGGAATCTGGAAACATGAGATACCGCCGCTATTTTGTAAAAAGGAGCATGCGCCGTTTCTCCGGATAAGTCCGATTTTTGAAAGTGACGGGTCCTACTTTGATGATGCGGCACGATCAGAAGAACAAAGGGTCCTGATTTCGTTTTGGTGTCACACGGACACTGAGGCATATCAAATCAAGCGATGCATTGATCACGTGCTGAAAAGCAATGAGTTTACGCATTACACAGCAAACGAAAATCCTAGATACCAAGATACCGATATTGATCTGTTGATGAACAACAGAAAATATCGGTTTTTTGATTGGAAAAACAATGAGGAGGAATAACAAAATGGCAGAAACAACGAATACCGTGAAAATCGGTTTAGACAACTGGGAAGTAGCGAAGTTAGACGAAACAGATCGTGTGATCGGTGAACCGACACGAATCCCCGGGCTAACATCAGCACAGTTGGCTTTAACTTTTAATACAGGTACTTTTCAAGCAGATGACGGCCTATGGGCGATCTTAGATGGAGGGATTTCTGGATTAGCTTTGACGATCGGCAATGCGGATATCAAGTCCGAGCATAAGGCGGTTTTACACGGAATCGATTTGGAAGACGGCATGGAGATCTATTCTACGGACATGATCATTCCTTATACGGCGCATATTTTCCGTTCTCGGCTTAATACGGGACAGTTTGTATGGTTCGGCTTAGTAAAAGGAAAATTTATGCCCGGTGGGGTTGATTTGAATACGCGTGCGGAGACACCGACCGGTCAACCTGATTCGGTGACTGGTAACTTTGAGCCGCGAAATGATGGAATCACACACATTATTGCTCGTGCAGACAGCCAAGATTTTGATTTAGCTAAGTTCCGTCAAAAAGTATTTCGTGGAATTCAAATTCCGCAAGCATAGAGAGGGAAATTCCCTCTCTTTTCTATATAAGGAGGAATCACAATGATCGAATTAGTATTACTTATCAACGGTGAAGAAAAAAAATACAGTAAACAACGGTTTACTTTGAAAGAAAACATATACGCGATGCAGCATCAAGTTGTAAGAGACAACTATTATAAAGATCCCGAAAAGTTAAAAGATCCGGAAGAGTTTGAAGTCTTACAAGAGCATTTAGCACAAACGATAGCAAAAATTTTCGGCAATCAATTTTCTGCTGATCAATTACTAGATGGTCTGGATATGAAAAATCGATCAATGATTGAGGATATTTTGCTTCTAGCGCTTGGTGGCAGGATTGATGAAAAAAGGACCGAAAAAGATGAAAAAAAGCAGTAAGCCCAACAGAGGCGCTGCAATCACTAAAAAAGATCATGCAGTCATTGTTGCAAAACGGTTATAAGTTGCCGGAAGTTTTGAACATGACGCTTGAGGATTTAGATATTTTCAATGAATTGTTTAGCGAACAAGAACCAACACAAGAACTCACAGAGGATTTCTTAGCGATGCTTATGTAGGAAGGAGGCGAAACCTTGTCAACGAATATCGGAAATTTAGTCGCAACAGCTAGTCTAAACGTTGATCCTTTTCAACAGTCCGCACGTGTTTTAGAAACACAGATGCGGGCAATCAATAGTGCGATGAAAGTGCAAGAAACGACGTGGAGCAATAATTCAAAAAATATCAATAATCAAAAAGCGCAATATAACTTGACCGGAAAAGCGATTGAAAATTATACAGCGCAGCTGGCAAAACAACGTGAAAAATATGACGGCTTGACGCAAAGCATCGGTGATGTCAACAGTGCAACAGCTAATCAAAAAGCGCAGTTGTTAAGTGCTGAGGCTGCCGTCAACAAGACAGTCGCAGAGCTGGAACGTCTGACAAATCAGCATAACGAGCTTGGTCGGCAGATCGCAATCAGTGAATCAAACTGGACCAAAAGCGGTGATGCATTGATGCAATTCGGCGGAAAAGTATCAGCGGTCGGCGATGGAATGACTGATTTCGGGAAAAAGTATTCCCTCGGTGTCACAGCACCGATCATGGCCGGCGTTGGTCTAGTGACAAAAGCAGCGATGGACTGGGAGACAGACTTTGCTAGTGTTATGAAGACAAACGACGAGGTAGTCGATAGTAATGGAAAGGTCGTCTACTCCTATGATGAGCTGGAAGCGGGCTTGCGTGAGCTAACAAGTACATACCACTCAAGTCATTCAAAAATTGCGGGCGTTGCTGAGGCAGCTGGGCAATTAGGTATCGAAACCCAAAATGTTGTTGATTTTACCGAAACGATGATCATGTTAGGCGAAACGACTGTCTTTAGTGCAGAAGATGCCGCTGTTGCTTTAGCACGTTTGGCGAATATCACAAATATGCCGCAGACAGAGTTTAGAAACCTTGGATCGTCCCTGGTCGAATTAGGGAATAATTTTGCTGCAACTGAGGCAGAAATTGGGAACTTAGCAATGAACCTTGCCGCTGCCGGGGCGCAGGTTGGTATGACTGAGGGGGAAATTCTTGGTTTTGCGGCTGCTCTATCTAGTGTCGGAATTGAGGCACAAGCCGGCGGTACAGCCTTTTCGAAAGTTATGATCGAAATGCAGCTGGCGACAGAAACCGGAATAGGTGCCTTTGATGAACTAAAAGCACATGCTGAAGACCAAGGCGTCTCCTGGGAACGATTGACGTTAGCAGTAAGAAACGGCGGTAAAGAGCTAACCTCAGTGGCAAATGAAATGGGCTTTACATCTGCCGAGTTGAGAAAGATGTACAAAGAAGCGGATAACTCCAAAACGAGTTTGGAAGAATTTGCGGAAGTTGCTGGCATGACTAGCGATCAGTTTGCAAATCTCTTTAAAGAAAATCCGGCAGAGGCAATCATGGAATTTGTCGTCGGCTTGTCAAAAGCCGAGGAACAAGGAAGCTCTACGATTAAAGTGTTGGATGATATGGGAATCAGCGAGGTTCGGTTGCGAGATGCATTGCTTCGTGGTGCGAACGCTTCGGAGCTATTTGGCGATGCGATACGCATGGGGAATGACGCGTTTAACGAAGGCACTGCATTGTCCGATGAATATGCGATTCGGCAGGAAACCGTGGCTCATAAGTTGGGCGTTGTAAAAAATCAACTGAAAGATGTTGCGATTGATATGGGCGGACCGTTTCTTGACGCATTAGGAAGTGCGGTCAGTGCCTCCAAACCGTTGATCAACTCATTGGCAGATCTAGCGAAAAGTTTTACAGAACTTAGCCCGGAAACCCAAGAATCAATCGTTAAAACATTGTTGTATACGGCAGCGATCGGACCGGCTGTTACAGCGACAGGCTCTTTCTTAGGCACGATTGGCGGAGGAATTTCGTCGGTCGGATCATTTGCTAAAAAAATCGGCGAGCTATCCGGCACTTTGAAAGCGAAAAAAACGGCATTGGCTGTTGCTGGCGATGGCACGGTTCAGTTAGCTTCGCAAGTTGTTGATGCGACGGATAAATCGAATTGGTTTACGACGTCTATTTTAGGAGCTAAGGGCGGAACTGGACTTTTTGCTAAAGCGCTTGGTCTTGTGACATCTCCGTTAGGCTTAACGGTGGCAGCGCTCGGCGTGGGTGCGATCGCCTATCAAACGTGGGGGAAAGAGGCAATCGCTTCGGCGAGCCGAACTCGCGAATGGGGGACGGACGTTGGCGCGGTAACACACGAAACACTATCCTCGGTAAAAAATGATA